ACCTCCGACTATCAGCAGTTTGAGCGCTTAAAGTATATAGAAAAGGAGTTGGACAGGCTTCGCGACAGGGTGGAGAAGTGAGATGGAGATTTCACACTACATGTTTGCAGGAGTTGGCGTGGCCATATCAATCCTTGCATTCTTCATCAAGCGTAACAAGTGGGAGATCGATGACATGAAGGAGCGTCTCCGACAAATCGAGATTAGCGATGCGGGGCAATCTAAGGATGTCGAGCATCTGACCAAACTCTCCGAAGACCGCAGGCGGGATATACAGAAACTATTTGAGAAAATAGATGCTAAATAATGTTCGAGCTACTTACACTATTTTTGACGGGTGGAGGATCAGCCGCAATGGGCAGTATCCTCAAGGGCGTGTTTGGAATGCTCACAGATTCGAGGCAACAGAAGTATGAGATTGAAATGGCAAGAGAGGCTCGGAATAACGAGTTTGCAATTAAGTTCCAGGAAAGTCTCAACAGCGGTGATGGGGGTGCTTTTACTCGCGCAACTCGTAGGATGCTCGCGCTCATTGGGATGGGTACAATCTCATTCGTCACATGCATCACAGCAATTTTCCCATCAGTCCCACTCCTCAGTACAACAAATATTACAGGGGAAGGAAAAACAGAGATACTTTTCGGACTCCTCAGTTTTCCGGCAGAGCAAGCCAATTTGGTCGTCACAACAGGACACCTCTGCCTCTTCCAAACATCAGTCGTGTTGCCGATGATTGTGGGGTTTTACTTCACACCGGGAGGGCGTAGATAATGCTTGATCGAGTATCAGTAGCAGGCATGAGCGGAACTGCCGCAACCTTTGGATTATCCACGATAGATACATTCTTAGGAATTGCAGTAGGGGCAGTCACACTCGTTTACATGAGCATAAAACTCTATCAGGAGTTAAAGAAGTAATGGCTAGGTACGAACCAATAGGCAGAATGGATGATCCTATTCTCACCGATGGGGATCGTGGATTTCGTGGTATTGATAGTTACCTAGAGCCTACTACTCTACAGGGCGGTACTGTTGAAACATCGCAGAATATGCGACTAGACGGAGATATTGCATCTGTACGCAAAGGCATAGAATTTAAAGCAGGCGGGGTATCCCTTACTTATTCCGCAGGCACAGAGGAAGTATTTGCATCCACCTTATTTTCCGACCCGGTAACAGGAACAGAGTTTATTGCCTGTGCGACTAAGGATAAAGTAATCCTATGGAATGATCAGAATAATAGCGGTATCGATATCGCATATCCTGGAGGTCAAACGGTAGCAAGCGGGGATAATGCGAGCTTCGTGCAGGCGATGGAGAAACTCATCCTGTTTCGTGGCACCGGTAAAGATCCGCTAGAATGGGACGGCGATTATACGACCCCCACCGCATTTACGCTCAAGAATAATGCAACCCCCACAGCGGGCAGAGTGGAATGTCCGAGTACAAACTTTGGCACCTTCTTTGCAAACAGACTGATCGTACCACAGCCAAGTGATTCGCAGTATACCGTAATCATGTCCGACCTCCTGGATACGGATAACTTTTATCCCGCAGAATCGCAGTTCCGTATCAATCGTGGAACTGCTGATTTTCTAGTGGGATTTACTCCATACCTGGAGAATCAATTACTCGTATTTTTCCGCAACTCGATCCACATGATAAACAATGTGGCAATATCCTCTGCGGCAGGAGTCTTTGAGATTACCCGCCAACGCGGATGCGTGGCCCGCAAGAGCATAGCCGCAAGTGGACCACAGATATACTTCTTATCCGATGATGGTGTATTTACCCTGCAACAAGGGCTTGACCCCGCCAAGGGATTAGGAGTCGCAATCTCGAAGGTAAGCGGAGAAGCAATCCCATTATCCCGCCCTATACAGGATCAATTTAAAGAAGTAAACTTCGCCTCTGCAGACAAAGCATGTGGTATCGTATTTGATAATAAATACTACCTCGCAGTCCCCACAGGTTCATCCACCGATAATAATAAAATCTTAGTATATGATATCCTTAACACAGCATGGACTTCAGTAGATTCCTTCCCCGCAGGCTTTGTAATCGATGACTTTATCACCGTATTGCATGGAAGCGATCCCACCAAGCGGAGACTCTTCGCAGTCAACGATAAGGGATGGCATTTAATCGAGGAAGGCACCACCGACATCACGGGAACGGTAGGGAGCGTAAGCACCACCTCCACCGCGATAAGTGCCAAGCTGAAGACCCGCTCCTTCACATTCGGAAATATCGATGTAAAGAGTTGGAAGAGGGGGCAGTTGGGATGCGAAGTGAGCAACGGGGATCAGTTCACGATCAAGGTCAATACAATAGACCCGGATCGGACCAACACCGTACACACGGAGAATGCAACATCGAGCGAGGAGAAGCTGATACGCTTTGGGAGTGGACGCGCAAGAGGTTACGCGGCCTCCGTAGAGATCGATGTAAGTGCATCCGGAGCGGCGGGGTCTCCTAGCTTTCGCCATGTATCGCTTGAAGCGATAGCGGGCGGAGCGAATGCACGGAGGGAGATTGCATAATGGCTATCACCGCCACAGTTACCCGTGGTTTTACCTTCGCCACAGGCGTGGAGACCGATGCCGCGTCTCTTAATCAATTGGGCGAACCAACCGTCACCGTAGATTCCATCTCCGCCACCTCCGTTACCCTGGAGAATTTTACCGTATCCTCACTACCCGCAAATGGAACAACGGGCAGAATGATATATGTGAGTGATGGAGACGGGGGCAACCCGTGCCTTGCCGTGGATAACGGCACGAATTGGTTGCGCGTAAATCTCGGTAGTGCGGTGAGTGCCACCGATGCAGACGAATACCTAATGGCAGAATGAACATACTCGAACAAGCTAAGAGGTTTTACGATAAAACAGGCGGTAATATGTTTGCGGATATATCGGCATACTCTGCCAATGGATATGTATTTATTACTCCTACTACGCTACTCCTTGGCAAATCGGTGAGGACAGATATTGATACCCACCCTGACGATCAATGGAATCCACCTGGAGCGGACGCATGGTATGTGCGTACCGCGATAGGGGAGGACAGCATAAAAGAATTTATCTCACGCATACCATACCCATTACCGTTTGTTGGATGGATGCGTGAACTCAAACAAAGACCAATTAAGTGGTACGACTTTAATAGAATTAATCGGAGGAAATAAAAAATGGGCGGAGGATCACCAACTTACAACTATCCTGAACAACCAAGCTACGGCGAGGGCATGGCCGATGCTCTTAAAGCTCAGGTCGAGCTACTTACGGGTAAGGGCGACTTTGCTGAGATAGCTCCTGATGGTTTAGAAGGACTCCTCCCGCTCGAAGAGAACATCCGTAAGAAGACCGCACAGACGGATACGGATGTTCTGCGTCAGACATTGTTGGGTAATAGGCAAGAGGAAACAACAGGCACATATGATGATGAGGGTCGTTTAGTTGTAGGGTTTACAGATGCAGAGACAGGCGAGGCGGTTACAGGGAAATACAAACTCCAAACATCATCAGTTGCGGCAAGTAAAGGTAAAGGTGCAAGTACTAATTTTTCCCTGATTGACACCACAACAGGTGAGACAGTTACTAGCCAAAATGTAATTAATAGCCGGTCGCCTTTACAAAAGAGTGGTTCCGGGACACCTAACCCAGGTGGATTGTCTTACGATACTTTTAAGAAATATCTCTCTAAATCAGAGTTTGATAAAATTCAAAATGCTGAAAATCCTACCGCACTATCACTTTTAGGTAAGGATCAAAAAGCAACAACAGGGGACAAAGAACCTCAACCTATTTACGCAAAAGATCCCAACGGAAATGTCATTACTGATAAGTCAAAGGCAGGACAGACGGAAACAATACCCGCCTCATTTTCAAATGATGGAATGATCAATCTCCTCGGAGATAGTCGCAATGTGCAGGAGTTTACCACCCGCCAAGCCACACAAGATGATGTTACCGCAGGACTCGCTTCAGAAGTAGGTGAGTCAATTACAGTTCCAACGGGTAACCGCAAGGCAGGCTTTGATGCAGACGGTAACTTCCTTGGCCTTTCCGCATTTAGTGAAGATCTCGCACGCGGTAGTTTATCCCGCCAACGCGAGGCTGACCTGGCGGATGTAGAGCG